AAGGAACGATTGGCGCAGTACGCCGCGTGGTGGAGCCACTTGGCTATCTGATCAACGTGACGGAGTGGTGGCAAACCAACGACCCGGCAGGCACGTTTCGCCTGGACATTGGCGTGCTGGAAACCGGCATCACCGAAGAAATGTATTACGAAATGGAGCGGCTTATTGCTGATGCAAAGCCTGCCAGCCGACATCTTATCGGCCTCAATATCATTCAGGATGTTCCGGGCTATCTCTATACCGGTGCCCTGAGCTATGACGGCGACATCATCACGGTTTACCCCGGATAAGTGAGAGCACAATGACAGTGAAGTATAAAACGGTTATCACCAAAGCCGGCGCCGAAAAACTGGCTGCCGCAACCGTCCCGAACGGGAAGAAAGTGAATTTTACGGCGATGGCGGTGGGTGATGGCGGCGGCACGTTGCCGATGCCGGATGCCAGTCAGACCAGGCTTGTGAATGAAGTCTGGCGTCATGCCTTGAATAAAATCAGTCAGGACAACAAAAAGCGGAACTATGTGATCGCAGAACTCCTCATTCCTCCCGAAACAGGCGGTTTCTGGATGCGAGAAATGGGGCTTTATGATGACACCGGGACGCTAATTGCTGTCGGGAACATGGCTGAAAGTTACAAGCCATTGTTGGATGAAGGCTCAGGTCGCGCGCAGACTGTGAGGATGGTGATCATGGTCAGCGATATCGCCTCGGTCGAGCTCTCAATAGATACTTCTATGGTCATGGCGACGCAGGAGTATGTAGACGAGAAGCTTGAAGAGCATGAACAATCCCGCCGTCATCCGGATGCCACGACCAAGGATAAAGGCTTTACACAACTCAGCAGTTCGACCGACAGTACGTCTGAGGCACTCGCCGCAACACCGAAAGCGGTCAAGGCCGCCTATGATCTTGCAGCCGGGAAATACACGGCTCAGGACGCCACTACAGGACAAAAGGGTATTGTTCAACTCAGTAGCACAATTGATAGTGTATCCGAGTCTCTTGCAGCAACACCTAAGGCTGTGAAAATAGTTGGCGATGACCTCTCAAAACTAAAAAGCAGCCTGGGTACGGCAGCAACCAAAAACATACAGGAAGCTCCAGACGATATTACTCCAGGTCGGGTGCTGGTAAATGGTGGTGCAGTTGCTATCAGAGGAGTGTCTGCGAGAGCCAGCACGGGACTTTCAAATGCCGATGCTCTGCCATCCAATTCAGTTAGCTTTTGTTATTCGAATGCAACAAATTCACCAGGTTATGAGGCAACTATCCTCGATATTGGTGGGCTTAGCGGTTATCGGGTGCAGTATGCTGCATCTTATGGTGATGGTGGTAAACAGCTTAAATTCCGCTCCCTTAATGGCGATAACAATGTCTGGGGGGGCTGGACAAAGGTCATCACTAATCATGGCGGAAGTGTTTCGTACTTGTCAGATGCAACTTATTACCAGACGAATCCCACAGGTTGGTACGGCTCTGGCGCTTTTGCTGATCAGTATCAAAACAATGCTGCACCATTTTTGATGCCAAAAGGATATCAATCTCCTAACGGTACTTCTATTTATCTACCGATAATTAAGGGCTTTTCGGAAACTGTCGGTCATGGTTATGGAACAGCGATAAGTTTTGGCGTTTATCGCACTGGCACCAACGCTTTTGGAGCGGCGATTATCAATTTAACTGGCGATGCCAGGAATAGTGTTAATTTTCTGTTTGATATTAACGGTAATTTTGATGCCCCAGGGCAAGTTACTAGCGGTGGCAATATTGTTGCCGGGCAGGGTTTATTTGAATCAGGCGGAGCGGTACGAGTTTACTCGTCAAATAACCCACCTCCACAACAGGATTTAAGTCCTTATGCAAGGCAAGACTGGACGTTGCAATACTTTGTTCGAGATGTAGCAATGGGGGCAGAAGGGTCATTCATAATTATGCAAAACGGTTGGCAACGGGTTCCGGCTGGATGCGCAATGACTGGATGGAATGCAGAAGGTCAAAACCCCGGCGGGGATACTATTTTTTATCGTCCGATTCAAAAGTACATGTCTAATATTGGATGGATTACGGTAGGTCATACAGCATGATTACACTTAAAAATTTCGTTCAATATGAACCAGAATATAAAGAATTTTTGTTTAATGCTATATTTATTCAATCAGAGGAGGGGCTGGACTGGTATTACCATATGTCACGTTTTCAGCCTGATACACTGAAGATTTGCTTTGACAAAAATAATATTATTCGCTCTTTCAGTCATCAGGTTGATCGCCTCTTTCCTCTGGGGATGTCTGTTTCGGAAGTCGAACCAACAGAAGTGCCAGAAGGGCTGAATATACACGGTGACTGGGTGTGGAATGGCACTAAAATTATTCCACGTCAGTTGACAAGGGAGGAATTAATTCAACAGGCGGAAACCAGAAGAAGTGAATTGCTTGCCGAAGCTTCGGATACTATCGCCCCCCTTCAGGACGCTTCAGAACTCGGCATTGCAACAGACGAGGAAGCTGCCACGCTGTTGCTCTGGAAGCACTATCGGGTGATGCTAAACCGGCTGGATCTCAGCACTTCACCAGAAATTGAATGGCCAGAACGCCCTGCCTGACCCCAAACCCTCCATCCGGAGGGTTTTTCGTTTGTTGTGTAATCCTTTCTCCAACCCCAATACGTCGCATCAATCGTGCGCTCCACAGACAATAGCCTCACCACTAAACGAAGGAGTTAAACGGATGGGCGACTATCATCACGGCGTGGAAGTCATCGAAATCAACGATGGCACCCGCACCATTTCCACCGTCTCGACGGCAATCATCGGCATGGTCTGTACGGCCAGCGATGCGGACGACAAGACATTTCCTTTAAACGAGCCTGTGCTCATTACCAACGTGCAAACCGCGATTGCGAAAGCCGGGAAAATGGGGACGTTGTCCGCTTCCCTGCAGGCGATTGCCGATCAGTGTAAACCGGTTGTTGTTGTCGTACGTGTCGCTGAAGGCACCGCTGATACCGCTGAGGAAGCACAGAAAGAGACTATCTCTAATATCATCGGTACAACCGATGAAAACGGTAAATATACCGGTCTGAAAGCGCTCCTTACCGCGAAAACGGTCACTGGCGTTAAGCCACGTATTCTCGGTGTTCCGGGGCTGGATTCGCAGGAAGTGGCGACCGCGCTGGCCGCCATGTGCCAGAGCCTGCGCGCGTTTGGCTATGTCAGTGCATGGGGTTGTAAAACCATTTCAGCCGCTATCGATTACCGCAAAAACTTCAGTCAGCGCGAGTTGATGGTGATTCACCCTGATTTTCTGGCGTGGGATACCACCACCAACACGACGACCCACGCCTGGGCCACTGCACGTGCTCTCGGCCTGCGCGCCAAAATCGACCAGACGATTGGCTGGCACAAAACCCTGTCCAACATCGGCGTTAACGGTGTCACAGGTGTAAGCGCCTCCGTGTCCTGGGATCTGCAGGAACAAGCGACCGATGCGAACCTGCTTAACCAGGCCGGCGTCACCACGCTTATTCGTAACGACGGCTTCAAATTCTGGGGCAACCGTACCTGTTCAGACGATCCGCTCTTCGTCTTTGAAAACTACACCCGTACCGCGCAGGTGTTGGCCGATACCATGGCCGAAGCACACGCATGGGCAATGGATAAACCCATTACGCCAACGCTCATCCGCGACATCGTTTCCGGTATCAATGCCAAATTCCGTGAGCTGAAAACCAACGGCTATATCGTTGATGGCACTTGCTGGTATGACCCGGAATCAAATGATGCATCGACCCTGAAAGCGGGGAAATTGTACATCGATTACGACTACACCCCTGTCCCGCCGCTGGAGAACCTGACCCTGCGCCAGCGCATCACCGATACCTATCTGGCAGACCTGTCCGATTCGGTTAACAGCTAAGGAGCTGAAGCATGGCGTTACCACGCAAACTTAAATATCTGAACATGTTCAACGATGGCCTGAGCTATATGGGCGTTGTTGAGTCTGTCACCTTACCGAAGCTCACCCGCAAACTGGAGAAGTATCGCGGCGGCGGTATGCCGGGCTCGGTCTCTGTCGACCTCGGCCTGGACGATGATGCCCTGGCGCTTGAGTGGACCATTGGCGGTCTGCCGGACGTCGCGCTGTGGGCACAGTATGCCTCTCCGGGCGCGGACAGCGTGCCTCTGCGCTTTACCGGCTCCTTCCAGCGTGACGACACGGGCGAAATCTCCGCCGTCGAAATCGTCATGCGAGGCCGTCATAAAGAGTTTGATGGTGGTGAAAACAAGCAGGGCGAGAGCGGCACCACCAAGATGTCCACCGAGTGCGCTTACTACCAGCTGACCATCGATGGCAAAGAGATCATCGAAATTGACATCATCAACATGGTGCTAAAAGTCGACGGCGTCGATCGTCTGGCGGAACACCGTAAGGCGATTGGCCTGTAAACCTTTAACCGGCCGGGACTGCCGGCCGGTAAGTTAACTTTCTGAAGAGTAACGAAATGGAAAATATCAACGAGACCGTCATTAACGAAAGCGAAAACCCGAACACCATTACGCTCGACACCCCCGTTCTGCGCGGCGAGCAAAAAATCGAAAAGGTGACCGTCGCAAAACCTAACGCGGGGACCCTGCGTGGGGTATCGCTGGCGTCGCTGGCACAATCTGACGTCGATGCGCTGATTAAAGTGCTGCCGCGAATGACCTCTCCGGCCCTGACCGAGCATGAGATTGCGCGTCTGGATGCTTCCGATCTGCTCTCTTTTGCGGGCAAGGTGATCGGTTTTTTGTCACCGGCTTCGGCTCGCTAAAATTTCCCGAAAACCTGTCGGTCG